TTTTTGATGCCGCTTCACTAAACCAAGGTGATGGCGCTCACGGTTCAGACACAAACTTTGGCGCTTTACAAGCCGCTTTAGCAAGTGCTTCATTAGCTACAGGCTCTACAGCAGTTGCTGGCGATTTCGCTATCACAGCTTACACAGGCTTTAGCGGTGCCGCTTTTGCAGCCTAATTAGTTTCTAACTAATAAAGATAAGGGCATCTTTTTTTAGGTGCCCTTTTTCTTTGGCTTAAATATCATTAACTATGCAGAGAATACGAATTTCCACCCTTATTGATATAACCTGTTCAAATGTAAAACGTGCCGGAGAAGGATCAACACTAGAAACTAATCAGTATCGCAATTGGACTACTTTACTACAGAGCATCGGCCTACGAGCTTTAATATCTTACGAACATACTCCTCAGTTAGAGGAACGACTGATAGACGATTTTGGATTTGGCAGTGACTATCGAGGTAAGCGTAGGATATGGCACTTTGAATTTACTACAGAACGAGATGACTGTTATTACGATCAAGGAGATGCCCTACATCTACTGATAGAGGATCTGCATCACGTGCCCATTATTAAAAACCTGAACGAAACGATAAATATCGATACAGCAATCTTTGATTTAAAAGATCAAGACAGGCAAAACACTATCGTAAAACTAATTTAGGCTCACATTTAGGCAACTAATAACATAGAAGAAAACTTATTAGGAGATTCACAGATGTCAGCTGACATAGAAAAAGAAAGTTTGGAAACTCACGTAGAACTGTGTGCATTAAGATATGCGCAACTAGAGAACCGCCTAACATCCATCGAAGACAAAGTAGGAAAACTTGGCGAAGCTATCCTTGATAGCAAAAACAGCATGACCAAGGTTCTAATCGGCACAGCCGGTACAGTTATAGCCGGAGTGTTATCGACTCTCATTGTTATATTGATGAATCATCATTAACAAATGAAAATACAAGAATTGCTCGTAGAGGCGCCCGTATCTACTAACAATATCAGCTCTATGGGAGCTGGTGGGGTAGATCCTAGTAAGAAAATAGGCAGAAGCTCTCGTTCAGATCTTGCTCAAAATGCTCTCGGTGGCAGGGCTGTAGGTTCAACTCCAGTAAATCAAAAACCAATGGGTCAACAAGCAGGCGGGGGATCATCTGCCGCATTGGACATGATCGGTAATAACATGAAACAGTTAACCACTGCACTAGGATTGAATCCTGGATCAAAAGTTCCCGGAGCCGATAAAGCAGTAGTTGACAAAGTAGATGATAAAGGTGTACACTATCAGGATCCGCAGTCTGGTACACAAGTAACTATGGGTAAGGACGATCTTTCAAAGTTCCTAACCAAAGACTTAGTAAGCAAAGTATTGTCTAAAGACAAAGCGAGTGTAGTTAGAGATTTAAATATTATCAATACAGCATTGCCTGGCAGTGCTACTAAAATGCCAGTACAAAAGGTTGCTACTAGTTTAACAAAGAGCAATCCTAATAATGTAGATTTACAGAATATAGCACAAGCGACTAATACTGCATTTAGTCCCTTGTTAAGAGATCAACCTTCAACACAGGTTATCAAGAATAAGATGATGCAGGTACAGAAACAACCTGCTAGATAAAATGAAGATACAAGAACTATTCGAAGACAGCCCATTATCCACAAGTTCTGCTCCTCCGCAGAAGCAAACTGTCGGACAAGGATTTAAGTCATCCCTTGGATATAGCCAGGATGCATCATTAGGCGGTATCTTAAAACAAAAAGCACTACAAGCCGCTGGCTTAGGAAAGACGGCTGATCAATACGGAAAGAACAAAGGCCTAAACAAATATGACTTTGATGCATCAGATATGTCAATGCCAGATATGATATCTGCGCTAGGAATCAAACAAGGATCTGACTTGACCTTACCAGGTGGCATGAGAGTTAAAGTATCCGGCATGGGTCCAAATGGCCCTGTGTATGTTGATCCAAGAAACAAACTACCAGTAACACTAGGACCACAAGCATTACAACAACTGGTCCAATTATCACAACAACAGCAAACCCAGCACTAACATGAGAGTACATCATTTAACTAACGGTCCTGCTATATTTCTTTCAAATGAAGAAAAAGATTTCATCGATACCAAACCAGCTGAGATTAATCTAGAATCATTAAAAGAGCGAGAGTATGTACTCGCCCAGAACTTGGTCAGAAAGGGTGTATATGAAATAAGTAAAAACATGCTACATTTGAATGATGAAAAAAGTCCAAAAAAACTTAGTTGACAGAGTCAAGGTATTAGCCGACTCGGTTAAGCAAGACCTTAAGAAGAAAGGTGTTGTAGTTCCGATCAAACTAAAAGATGGATCAACCGCATTTGAAAACTATCTAGTACAAAAACGCAATGATGCGTGGTATGTGTTAGACAAAAGAAAAGAAATCGTTGCTGGCCCTATCAATCTTCCACAAACTGCTATCGTTTATGCCAATAGTCTAGCATTGGGCAAGCAAGGCGATTCTATACTGTTAGAACACGATCGTTGGTACGGATTTAAAGATTTTGACGAAGAAGTCTATACGAATTCTGCTAATAATAGTTTAAAATCTAAGAACTATGACAAGGCAGATTGGTGTTTTACCCGTGCAAGCATAGCAAAAATGCAGAAAGAAACGCATAAGAAGTATATTTTAAGCAATTTTAACCGCCTCAAGACTACGTAAAATAGAATGCGGTCGTATAAATAACATTACTAATTTATTTTAGGGAAACCTTTATGAGAACTAACGATTTTACAACCGCTATTACAGCAAAAGCACTGAACGAAAGCATGTTCAAAAAGTTTGGAGTTAAAATTAACTTCGACAAATATGGCCGCGAAGATTTAGAAAACTATCGCAACTTGTTACGTACAAAAGTACACGCACAAGAAAGCCATAGCAATTTCAATTCACTATTGAATGACGATACATATCAAAAAGACAAGTATATGCTTAACTTGCTGAACACAAAGATCAAAGAAATGATCGGCGAAAGTAAAGGTCGTAAAGTTAAAGAAGAAATGAAAGTTGGAGATAAGAAAACGTCTTCAACAGGTGGCACTATTGAAAAGACCAGCAAAGGTGTTAAACACACAGCTGGTAATAACTATGGCGCTGAGAAACAACCATTCGACAAAGATAAAAAATCTAAAAAGGTCGCTATCCTAGACAAGGAAGATGATCTAGACGAAGCTAAACTTTCCCCTAAACAAAAGAAAATTGCTAGCATGGCTGGTAACAAAGATAAAATCGATGCCGCTGATTTAGCCGCATTACGTAAAGGTAAAAAGAAAGTTAAAGAAAGCACAATGTCGGCAGCTGAAGAAGCATACCGTCATGCTAAGTTATATCATGAGTGCTGGATGGAAGGTCATCACGCTGGTATGGCACATCACGAAGATGCTTGCAAATCCTGCGGTGGCGAAATCAAACATTTGCCAACAGGTGAGTGCATGATGTCACATGGTGGAAATGATTATAAGATCGGTGAAGGATTAGGCGGTGGACTTGTAGGCGCAGGCGCCGCACTTGCACTCGGCCAACCAGAACTAGCACCTGCCGCTTATGCCGCTGGTAGCAAAGCCGGGGATGATATATTTGGAACCGAAAAAGAAACTCGTGCAGGTAGTCAAGCACATTCAGGTAGCATGCGTCAAACAAGTTCCGCTATGGAAGGCAAGAAGAAAAAAGGTGACGGCAACTTAGCCAACAACTATCCTCCATATGACAAAGTAACACGCGGCGATGTTATCGCAGGACGTTTAGGTAAAGATCAGAAAGGCGGAAAAGCAAAAGTGAAAGAAAGTCAAATCGTAGAATCAATCGCACGTTTTATCGCAGAAGATGAAGAAGGCAAAGCTAAGTCAATCACAGCAGGTCTCGATATGGTTAACGACTTTACATCATGGATGCAACGTGTAGCAACATATCAAACCAAATCAATGATTGAGTTGTCAGATCAAATCCGCGCCCACTTTGGTGATGAAGCCGCACAGCGTTTCAAACAAGAAACAGGTACTGCACTAAGCCAATCATTAGATTCACTAACACAGTCACGTGAACAACTCAGCAATGCTGTTGCTGTTCTAGCAGGTGAAGCTCCTGCACAGGATCCAATGGGTGCTGACGATCAATTACCTCCTCCAGAAGCAGACGGTATGGAGCCAGACATGACTGGTGGTGATGAGTTCGGTGCTAGCGATGCTGCCGCAGGTGGTCCAGAAACTACTGGCCGTGAAATGCGTGAAAGCATTGAGCGTGGCAATCGTTTGATGGCAATCCTAGGCAGATAATATGCGCCTAGTTGAGTTTGCAGGTGATGCAGTCACTGATCTGCAAACAGCATTAAGGAATATCCAGGGGCAGGCAAATACTCACGATATGCCTGCCGAAATTCCTTGGGAAGGTCCTAACTCAATCAGCCAATTAATGAATCCATTAGGTTACGAAAAAATGGATTTGGCCACGTTCCAATCACTACAGAAACAAGATCCCGAAGCGTTCAATGACATCGTCCAAGATGCTAATGAAGACGGGATCATTCTAAAAACCTCAGCAGGCGAAGCTGAACCAGCTCAACAAAATACACCAGATAATGCACGTGGTAAATCCGTGGATCAAATGGCACACAACGTAGTTTCCAAAGACTTGACCTAACACTAATTAGCTGTTATAATTAGTGTATATGACTACATCTATAATCAATCCGCCTCCGTTCGTTGAACGATTCCAATACAAAGCATGTAAACAGATAAACGATCCTGTAACCAGGAAACGTGTTTATGCTACTCCAGACGGCGAGAAGTTACCTAGTGTAACAACAATCCTAAGTGCTACTAAAGACATGACTGCTCTTAATGAGTGGCGTGATCGTATTGGTTGGGATAAAGCACAACAAATTACAACCGAAGCCGCTGGCATTGGTACTGCCATGCATAATAATCTCGAAAGATTTATCGCTGGTATCGAACGCATGCCTGGTAATAATGCTGTTCATGTACAGGCTAACAAGATGGCCGATGTCATCATCAAAAACGGATTAAGCAGAGTAAATGAAGTATGGGCGATTGAGCAGAGTCTTTACTTCCCAGGACTATATTCGGGGACCACTGACCTGGTGGGCGTACACGCAGACGAACCTGCTGTGATGGATTATAAACAAACCAATAAACCTAAAAAAGAAGAATGGATCGAAGATTACAAGATGCAACTAGTAGCCTACATCCTAGCACATAACGAAGTATATAAAACAGACATACGCAAAGGTGTTGTATTCATGTGCTCAAGAGATTTACAATATCAAGAATTTACACTACAACCGTCAGAGTTTAACAAATATCAAGACCTCTGGCTAGAAAAAGTAGAAGAATATTATACTATTGGTATGCAAGGCTACAAGGAATTATTATCATGAACAATTACAGTTTAATACCAGACATCGATTGGGTGTTTGATAAAATCGGAGTTACTAATAAACACTGCGTTGAATTTGGCGTTTATAACTTCCACGATGAACACACTTCAAAAATTATCAAACAAGACGGCTGGACTGCGACATACATTGAGTGCGACGAAAATCAGTATCGACAGATTGTTGCTAACTGCGCCGGATATCCAGTTAAAGTGGTTAAAAGTTTTATCACCGCAGAAAATATAAATGATGTATTTGCTGAAGGGCAAGTTCCTAAAGAATTTGATTTGTTAAGCATTGATGTAGACGGAATGGACTACTGGCTTTGGAAAGCATTAGAATATAAGCCACGTGTTGTGCTTATCGAATACAACGGAGTTAAAACTCCTGGTACCCTAGCTGTTCCTCCTTATAATCCCGATTATGTTTGGAACCATACAAGATACATGGGATCAAGCCTAGACAGCATCACTAAACTAGCCAACGAAAAAGGCTATGAGTTATATGGTGTTGATCGTTGGGGTGCAACAGCATTTTATATTATCAAAGAAGAGTTTCCTAAACTTGGCATCGAAGATAATTCAGTTGAGAAGATTTTCGTACACGCAAACTACGGTGTAGAAGTAGACGGAGGCCATCCTGGTCCAGACGGAGAGTATTTAGAAATATGAGCGACTTTAAGTTATACGATAGCGACTATGGACAGTTTGTTGTAAATCAATATTGTAAGTTCCAGGGTGACGCATTAGAAACTACAGGTAAGACACACATCGAAGACGAACTAAATCGTATGTATATGATCGTAGATAGCCTTCCTGATGATGCTGTAGTAATTGACGGAGGTGCTAATATTGGGTTCGTAACAGTACCATTAGCACGTAAACTCGAAGGTAAATCAGCTAAAATCATATCATTCGAAGCTCAAAAGCGTCTGTTCTACGCACTCGCTGGTACAGTAGCTATCAATGACTTATACAACGTACACGTATATAATCAAGCACTAGGCGACACCATTGGTGTTGTCCGTATGCCAGACGTAAACTATAAAGAAGTAGATGATTACGGATCTGTGTCAATTGATTCAGAAGTATCAGCGTTTGATTACACTAATCCTAATCTAACCCAAATGGTTACTATAGACAGTTTAAATTTGCCCAAAGTAGATTTTATCAAGCTAGATGTAGAGGGCTATGAACCTAACGCTATCCGTGGTGCCGCAGAAACTATCCAAGCACACCGTCCTTGGTTATGGGTTGAATATAACAACTGCCAAGGTTCTTATATACACGAAACCATTAAAGCAGTAGTTAACCAAATAGTGCCAGATTACAGCCACTGGTTCATAGTTGACGATGGGCAAAATATGATATGTGCACCGAACGAGAAACTAGCCGCAGTAAACTTACCTTATTTGACAGCTACTTGGCGAGGATGGTAATAAGATAAATATCCTTGTTAAGAGGATATTTACATGGCTGTTTTACAGATCTCGAAAATACAGGTCCGCAGAGGACAAGAAAGTCAAACTGGTGTTCCGTCACTCTCAAGCGGTGAATTTGCTTGGTCTATCGATGCACAGCGTCTATATATTGGTAACGGTTCTGTATCAGAAGGTGCTCCGCAGATTGGTGTAACTAGAATTTTAACTGAGCTAGACACTAGCAATATTTTCCAATTAGCCGGTACTTATTCTTATCAAGGAAACAGTGGTTCGACTATAGTTACTGGAAGTAACCCAAATAATCCCGTTTCAAGAACACTACAAGATAAACTAGACGACTCTGTAACACTCGCTGACTTTGGAGCAGACCCAACAGGATACTCTGATAGCACTGCTATATTACAGCAAGCAATTGATCAATTATATCTTAACGCAGACAAAGCATTGCCCGTAAGTCGTGTAACATTAAAAATTCCGGCCGGTACATATCTCGTAACAGGCACAGTTTATATTCCTCCTAATGCAACTATACAAGGTGCAGGAATAGACAAAACAGTCATAGTACAATCTACGCAAAATACCATATTCCAAACCTGCGGCGGAGACTCAACACCTGGTGTGCATACAGTTTATCCTAATCTGCCTAGTTCCACAAACCGTCCTAGAAATATCGCGTTGACTGGAATGACTCTTAAATTTTCAACTAACACATTGAACGCAGGGAATGTTGGTATGATCAACGTCGACTGTTTGCACGACTCTTATATTAGAGAAATCAAATTTGATGGTGGCTCTACTCTTAGTATTTCAGCATTACCTACGGCGGCCTATGGTATCAACGTCCGTGGACAAGGTGCCAACACTACAGAAAATTTATATATAGAAAATTGCTATTTTAATAACCTACAAGCAGGAATCAATGCTGTATATGATTCTTACAATCTATTCATGTCTAAAAACGTGTTCACCGTAGTAAAAAATGGTATCAATATTAATCCTTGGCCACAAAACGGAATCGACCTTACTACACAAAGCAATGGTCCGTTGTTCGTAGATGTTAAAGATAATAAATTTAATACAACCCTAAACCAAGCTCTTTGGATCGCAACCAATACCAATAACGTATCAAACGTAGTTGTTAGTGCTAATAACATTTATAATGACTGCGGTAACAACGCAGATCCGAGCACAGATGGCGCACAAGCATCAGAAGCAGTTGGATTTTATACTCCGGGTAATAGGTCAACAAATGATTGGTTCAGTCGCGAAGTAGCAAATGCTACTGGAACTCCAAACCCAATGCTGCCTGCGATCAAAGGTCATGCGTATGTAGAATCTAATAAATCTACATATCCATTAGTAACTTTACCAGTACAGGCATTCCCAACAAATGTACTAACATTAGCATTGACCAGTTATTCAGAACAAGTTAAAATAGATTATACAGCTACACAGCCATCATTGGGTGTAACCAGAGTTGGACAGGTACAAGTGTTGGTAGGTACAAATACAGCAACAGTATATGACAGTTTCCAATATACTGGAGCAAACAGTTTGACAGGCGATATACAATGGTCAGCTAGTATAAACACAACAACAAATGCACTGGCCATTGGTGTTACTAATCCTATCGGTAGTGTAGCAACAAGTTTAACTTTCCATTATACACAGTTATTTTAATGTTTGAACAAGAACCAGATCAAAGATTTCATCTTTGGTTTGAATTTAGAAAAAGTCTAGAAACTTTACCTAGTCCTCTGGAATCTGTCGTCCATTTCTGGGACGGTGCACCACGGATCCCATTCAACAATCTAATAGACCAACACTACAGTGGTAATTGGCCTACTCCTTGGGAAATCATCGAACGTAACAAATACGATGATTTTACCGTTAGTATCATGATGGGTTGGACAATGTTATTAACCGAACGATTCTCTAAATCAGACATGGAGATACGCACAATAGTTGACGATCAAGGCAAAAGAGTCTACAATGTATTATGTGTAGATAATAGTTGGGCTTTAAATTATAAGGATCACGTAGTTGCCGCTATGGATTCTATACCTAGTTTATACAGGGTTGAAAATGTCATGCCCTTAAAACGTCCTAGGTAAATATCAATCTAAGTCAATAACAGAAGTAACACAAATTAAAATTAAAACAATATACAGGGTGGAGCATGATCACAGTTGTCAAACGTAGCGGCGAGCGAGTACCATTAGACATTAGTAAAATACAGAGACAAGTAGCATTTGATTGCAAAGACATTGATGGAGTAAGTCCGTCAATGATTGAGATCAAAGCACAAATAGAATTGCATGACGGCATGACTACTGAAACAATCGACGAACTACTATTAAAGGCAATGGTAGACTTGATCGATGAAACAGAAAATCCAGAAATCAACAATGTAAATTATCAATATGTAGCAGGCAGACAGAAAGTGTCTATGCTACGTAAAAGTGTCTACGGACAATACACCCCTCCACCTTTATACGACATAGTTAAGAAAAATGTGGACGCCGGCATGTACACTGCCGAGCTTTTAGATTGGTATACCAAGGAAGAATGGGATATCATCGATTTATTCATCGACCATCATAAAGACGAAGAATACACCTATGCGGCCATCGCACAACTGGCAGAAAAATATCTTGTACAGAATCGTGCAACTGGTCAGATTTATGAAACACCACAGGTGCGTTATGCTATCGCGGCAGCAACAGCATTCCATAACGAACCTAAAGATAAGAGACTAAAATATGTTAAAGAATATTATGAATGTGCAAGTGACGGGCACTTCACTTTGGCCACACCTGTCCTGGCTGGCCTTGGAACTACTACTAAGCAGTTTAGCAGTTGCGTTCTTATTAGTAGTGACGATACGTTGGATTCGATCTTTGCTGCCGGCGAAATGATGGCAAAATATGCTAGCAAACGTGCTGGCATAGGATTAGAGATTGGCCGTATCCGTCCTTTAGGCGCCCCTATACGAAATGGAGAAATCAAACACACAGGAATGATTCCATTCTTGAAGAAATGGTTTGCTGACTTACGTTCATGCTCACAAGGCGGTATCCGCAATGCATCATGTACAGTTACATTTCCCGTCTGGCATGCGCAATTTGAAGACTTGATAGTCTTAAAGAATAATCAAGGTACAGAGGAAACTCGTGTACGACAGATGGACTACTCAGTAGTAGTTAACAAGATGTTTTGGAATCGCTACCGCAAGGGTGAAACTATCAGTTTGTTTGATCCTGCTGAAGTTCCTGATTTGTATGAAGCATACTATCGTGACTCTGCAGAGTTTGAGAGTCTATATCTAAAATACGAAGCAGATAAGACCAAGAAGAAAAAAGTCGTTAGTGCTGAAGAAATCTTCAAGAATGGTATCCTAAAGGAACGTACAGATACAGGCCGTATCTATCTAGTAAACATTGATAACGTTATTAATCAAGGACCATTTGATACTACTGTAGATCCTATCTACCAAAGTAATCTGTGTCAAGAAATCCTATTGCCCACGAGGCCTTTCCAGCGTATAGAAGATCCAGAGGGACGTATTGCCCTATGTACGCTGGGTTCAATCAACTGGGGTGCGTTTAACAATCCACAGCAGATGCGCAAAGCGTGTCGTGTGCTAGTCCGTTCATTAAGCAACTTATTAAACTATCAAGACTTCTTGAGTGTCCAAAGCAAAATGGCAAATACCGATTTTGAACCATTAGGTGTTGGTATTACTAACTTGGCCTATTGGCATGCCAAGCGTAGTTTAAAATACGGTGAAACAGATGCACTTGCAGAAGTCAAACGCTGGATGGAACATCAAGCCTACTTCCTAACTGAAATGAGTGTCGAGCTTGCCCAAGAACGTGGGCCATGCGGACGTAGTCAGTACACTTATTACGGTAAGGGAATATTTCCTTGGGAGCGTCGTAATCCGGGCGTGAATGAACTAACTGATTTCGCTCCTAGCATGGATTGGGAAAGTCTACGGGAGAAGATGAAACAATACGGAATCCGCAATGCTACATTGATGGCAGTTGCGCCTGTAGAATCTAGCTCTGTGGTTCTAAACTCCACCAACGGAATTGAAATGCCGATGGAAATGATTAGCGTGAAGGAATCTAAAGCAGGTAGCTTTGTACAGGTTGTACCAGAATACAAGCGTTTGAAGAACCGCTATCAGCTAATGTGGGATCAGAAAGACTGTGATGCATATCTAAAAACAGCCGCAGTATTGGCTGTGTATATTGATCAAAGTCTAAGCACAAATACATTCTACAATCCAGCACATTTTCCAGAAGGAAAAGTTCCAGGGACTTTAATAGCCAAAAACTTAATGTTGGCTTACAAATGGGGCATAAAGACTATATACTATAGCTTGATCAATAAAGTTGGGGCAAAAGTCAGTGTAACAGGTACTAATCAAGTAAACGGTTATACTCATGATGTACCAGTTTTAAATGGAGAGCCTATAACTATATACGCAGATGAAGATGACTGCGAGGCATGCAAACTATGAGCAAACAACAATACGATATATCAAAACAAACCAACTACCTGAAGCGTAAGATGTTCCTTGACCCAGAAGGTCCGGTTACAGTACAACGTTTCGAGGAAGTGAAATATCCTAAGATTGCTAAGTTTGAAGAACTTGCTCGTGGCTTCTTCTGGGTGCCAGAAGAGATCAGTCTTACCAAAGATAAGATTGATCATAAGGAAGCATCAGATGCTGTTAAACATATCTTTACCAGCAATTTGTTACGCCAGACTGCACTAGACTCGATCCAAGGTCGTGCGCCTAACCAAGTATTCAGTCCTGTTATTTCAATTCCGGAACTCGAAGCACTGGTAAGCAATTGGAGTTTCTTTGAAACTAATATTCATAGTAAATCATACAGTCACATTATCCGTAACGTGTATGGTGTACCTAAAGAAGAATTTAACAAGATCCACGATACTAAAGAAATCGTAGAGATGGCCGCTAACATCGGCAAGTACTACGAAGATCTGCATCAATTAAATTGTAAGAAAGAATGTGGTATTGAGATTGATCTACAAGAACATAAGAAAGCTATATGGTTAGCATTAAATGCCAGCTATGCACTAGAAGCTCTACGCTTCATGGTATCATTCGCTACAAGTCTTGCCATGGTAGAAAACAAGATCTATATCGGCAACGGTAACATTATCAGTTTGATCCTACAAGATGAAATACTACACGCAGAATGGACTGCTTGGTTAATCAACAACGTAACCAAAGATGATCCAGATTTTGTTAAATTAGAAACTGAATGTGCAGACGAAGTATATCAAATGTACATGGATGTTATCCGCGAAGAAAAGGAATGGGCAGACTACTTGTTTAGTAAAGGTCCTGTTATCGGCCTTAACGCTACAATTCTACGTGACTTCGTTGACTACACTGCATTTACTCGATTGAAAGAAATCGGAGTTAAGTATGCAGACGAACATCCAAGATCCAGTCCTATTCCATGGTTTAACAAGCACGTAAACATCAACAAGAAACAAACAGCACTACAAGAAAACGAATCAACAAACTATGTTATCGGTGTAATGAGCGATAATGTTAGTTACGACGAATTACCAGAACTATAAGGATTAACAATGAAAGCTATTGTATGGAGCAAAAACGCCTGCCCATTTTGCGATCAGGCCAAGAAGTTATTAACACTCAAGGGCATTGAGTACGAAGAAAGAAACGTAAGCACAGATTGGACTAAAGAACAATTATTAGAAGCAGTACCGACAGCAAGGACACTACCACAGATATTTTTAGACAAGGAGTATATCGGTGGATTCACAGAACTCAAACGACACCTTAGTAATCAATGATCCGAACAATGGTAGCGATACTATAACCATCGGCGGTAGCGAGTATGCTTACACCATAGACACTAGTCTAACAGGAGCATACTCATCAAGTATTTCAAATTATGCTAATGTTACTGTAAGTAACGGCGGCTCTAGCGGTAGTGGAATTATATACAGTTCAGGCGCAGGCGCAGGAAGCCCTTGGGGTAATATAACAACAACCAGCGCAGGAACAAATACTCCCAGCCTACACGTAACAGGCAATGCAGAATTTGAAGACGACGTAAAAATCAAAGGCGTGAGTATTATGAAAACACTAGAAGAGATCAATCGTCGACTTGCTATACTCGTACCAGATCCGGATAAACTAGAACATTTCGAAGCACTTAAAAAAGCCTACGATCATTATAAACTACTAGAAGCACTTTGCCAACTACCCACGAAAGAAGAAGATTAAATGAATGTTAGATTACTTAGTTACAGCCAGCCAACAGAGGAATTCGCAGACATGGGAATCGGCGACGCCCAAGAGCTCATTGCCTATTGCGCCCGTGTGTCCAATCTAGCCAATCAGCTCAATACAGAAACATCCGAAAAACTTATACGATACCTTGTCAAACACCAGCACTGGAGTCCTCTCGAAATGGTCTCAGCCTGTCTTGAAATCACCACAACCAGAGATATCGCCCGACAGATCCTCAGACATAGATCTTTTAGCTTTCAGGAATTTTCTCAACGATACGCAGACCCTACTAAAGACTTGGACTTTGTCGTTAGAGAAGCAAGACTACAAGACACAAAAAACCGACAGAACAGCATCTCTACAGATGATACAGAGTTACAAGCATGGTGGGATGCCAAACAGAAGTTTATCATTGACAGCGTAAAAGATATCTACGCAGAAGCTATCGAGCGTGGTATCGCCAAAGAACAAGCACGTGCTATATTGCCAGAAGGTAATACTGTAAGTCGACTGTATATGAACGGCACATTGCGTAGTTGGGTACACTTTATCGAACTGCGTAGTGGTAATGGTACGCAATTAGAACACATGCAGATAGCTCGAGAGTGCGCCTGTGTCATCGCAAAAGTGTTTCCAATGGTAGAGGATTATGTCCAACCTAGCCAAGGGTCGTAACAGTTACGATTCTACCAGCACTGGACTTATTGAATTTTTCAATAGGAACGTATCACCGTATCCTACAGATGTCGGTGGACCAGCGTTTGATTTAATCCCTGTAGAAAAGCAAAAAGACCTAATGGTCAATATTGCTAGACTGCACGGACAGCAGGAATACAATCGTATTATGGAGTTGGTTGCTGTGCTACAAAAACAAGCAGAGCAAATCAAGCGCCGTTTAGACATCACCGATGCTGTACATGCGGCTAAGTACGATTTCCAAGTATCGCATGGTCAGGCATATTGGCTACTATACGATACTGAAAAACAGGTAACAAGACTTTGCCATCAGGGTCCGGAAGAATGGTCCACTGGCAAACCAGAAAATTATGACTATATTACACGGGTAAAATATCTAGGTGATTATAGTTGGCAGGAAATAAACGAAAAGGACGAATATGTTAATTAACAAAGGATTTAGCAACGGAGACGTTGTAAGTATTAAACTAGTAAACGGCGACGAGCTCATCGCACGTTTTGAATCAGACGACACTGATACTATAACAGTCAGTCGCCCATTAGCGATCACAATGAGCGCACAGGGTATGGGATTGATTCCTTGGGTATTTTTAGGTAAAGATGACTCTGTAACACTACGCAAGAAAAGCACATTTTTTATCGTGCCTAGTAAAGCAGAAGCCGCTAAACAGTATGTCGAAGGAACGACCGGACTAGTAATGCCTGGGTAAATAAGGGTATATAGGAGAGTTTATTATGCCAAGCGTAGTTACATTGACAGGACCAGGATCAGCAACCGTTACAGATGATGCGGCTGCCGCGATTGCTTTACAAACTGTAGTACTAACCGAAATACGTAATATTGCAGGAAATAACGCAAACGTTATGGTTGACCTTAAGAAAGAAATCTCCGCATTGTCTGACGCATGTAACACCTTAAAAACATCAATTGGTAGTATTGCTACAATGAGTGCCGGTACCAATGCTATCATTGCTATGCAGGCCGCTAATCAAATACAAACTAATAACTTCCAAGTACAGGCGACTAAAGAAGCACTTGAGAGAACCGGTCAGCCTGTGCCAGTACCCCCTCCGGTAACTGAGCAGATTAAAACTGCTGTAAAAGATAGCTCAGTATTAATGGAAGTAGGCCAAGCAGAAGGTGCTATAGTAAATCAAATTAACGTAATGTCCGGAAACTTTGTTACTTGGGTTGGCAGCTTCTTACCTAGCTTCACTGATATTTCTGGATGGATCAAACGCAAATACCAAGCAGTAGTCCAACCAAATGCACCGAGCAATACGCAGGATGCACTTACTAAACAAAATAATATTGCAGGCACTCCAGATAACGGAAATGTAAGTTAAAATGGCACACGGTGACATTATAGCGATGACATGGACTGGTAATCCTCAAAGTCCTGCTCCTGCTACCTTAACAGTCACTGATACTTGGGGAACTGCTATTGCCGCACAGACTCTAGTATTACAACAGTATAGAGATAACTTAGCTACAGTCGGCGATCTATTGATAGAAGCCAAAAAAACTATCGCTACTATGAACTATTTGGTTAATACTTATAATAGTGCCGTTTTATCTATATCTGCACAAAGTGGTCAGCGCAATGCTATGCTAGCGATGGTAGCTGCCTCAAATATACAAACTAATAATTTTTTTAAAGAAGTTAATGGAGAGACTCCTAGTATGCCTCCCGTCAGGAAACAGTTGACCACATCAGTAGTTGACGGTGTGAAAATGCAAGAAGTATCTCAAGCCGAAGGTGCTGTTTTATTACAAATTAATAATATGATACAGTATTTCCAATCATTTGCCACAAGTGCGTTAGACCCGCTCACTAGTGTATTAACTAATTTTTCTGACAGGCTTAAAACTGCGATTCAAACTAATCCTCCTAGTAATGCCCAAGATAAAGCAACTAAGTTATCTAATCTTGCAGGAAATCCAGATAACGGAAATGTAGGTTAATGTCTGATCAAAAAGTCGCACGTGTTAATAAAGATAAAGCAGGCAGTCTTATACAGACTGGAGCTAAATCTGTGTTCACTAATGGCGACGCTAGCAAATGGTGGACTGCTACAGAAGGCAGTACCATCAAGGGACCACCCAACGTCGGTGATACTATCGTATCAAGTGATGTAACAGTATTTGCAGAAAATAAAAAAGTCGCAGTCGAAGGAGCAATCACAGCACGTGGATTCCATGTGGGCCCTAGCAGTCCGAATGTATTTGCTGGTAATCTAGGTCCTGGTGAAATAACAGTCATTGAAAATGACGATGTTGACGACGGTACTCCTGAGGGTAGAGCCAAGGCGATTACTAATCTGCAGACTTGGGTAGCCAAGGGATATATCTCACAAGATACCGTAAAGCAAGTGTTAAATCAAGCGGCTCCGGCGGATCTACCGTCAGCTACTGATGCAACTGTAGCAGTGTTGATGTTTAGAGGTTTAGATCCTACCCGCACTTCAGGAGCAGTTGATAACACCGGTACTAAGATAATCGCACTACCTGGATACAGGGTAGTGGTAGCGAATTGGGAAAATTGGAAATCAGTATTTGCTACGGTACAACCAGACGAAGCAGTCATATTATACGGATTTAGTAAGGGCGGTGAAAGCGTACAGTCGATACTATCCGCTTATCCTAATAGAGCTATCAAGGCCGCAATTACTATTGATCCTTATTGGACTGTTACACAAAAATGGGGCAGTGGTATTTTTAAGAATGTTGAACGAGTCTACAACTGGTACAATCCCAATTGGGGCTATAACAAAGAACATATTCCAAACGGTGTAAATTCTCCTAGTAATGTACAGCAAAATTTATTGCCCGAAGCACCAACTGGAGCCAATCACGCCAGCATGCCACAGCGTGTTGAAGCGCAAGTACTAGCCATCATACAAGGAATCAAACCTACCGGGAAACCTGTAGGTGCTGTAACATCTGGTAGGAATCCTTCCGGACGACAGGGTACTGGGACTCCAATGTATAATGCAGGATCTCAGAACCTCGACATGACTATCAGTAAGCATTTTAAATTAAAACATTTTCTTACTAGAGAACAGGTCAACGGAAAACCATTTAACGAGTGCGCGACACACCCGCTCGCTGATAGAG